CAGGATGCGCGCCACCTTGTCGGCGACAACCTCCAGCGCCTGCGCCTGCGCCACGTCCAGCCGGTTCCAATTGCGCGACGTCCGCATGAGTTGCTTGATTGCCTGCGAGTAGCCCGCGACCTCACGGAATAGCCCGTGGGTCTGTTCGCGGTCGGATAGGATCTGGTCTGTAATGCTCATTTGGTTCGGTCCTTCTTTGATTTCATAACTGGCGGTGCGGGCGGCAATGGCATCCAATAGGTGGGTTCAAACCCTAGTCGGTCGTAACGTTCAGTCTCAGCGCACCAGTAGGCAAAATGGTCGTCGTGCCACTCCGCAACCGCTGCATAATAACTGTTATCTGGAAGGCTTAACGCAACCAAAATTTCCGGCGGTAAATAATCGTTGGTCATGTAGCCCTTGGGCGCGGTCTTAATCGGTTGCCATTTAGCTTCGGTCATCCATTTTGCGTTGCTCATTTTTTACGGTCCTTCTTTGGGTGTAGGGCGTTCATGATGGTCGTGTGGTCGCGGTTGCAGAAGATCGCGATCTTCATGAGCGACCATCCATGCTTACGTAGGGCCTTGTAGACGGCGGCGCGCGCGGCTGTGTAGGGCAGGGTGCGGGCGGGGCTCATGGCGTCCGTCCAGGTCATGCCGTGGGGCACGAGCGCGGCGCGGGCGATGCGCCTGGCGGCGGACATGGTGTATTGAAACGACGCCGGAGGCAGTTCGGGCGGGTCGGGCTCCGGCTCAGGTTCCGGTTCAGGCGGCGGGGGTGGCGCGATGGCGACCGGGGCGCGCGGTGGTCCGGCGTTGAGCCGCGCCCGCACGGCCTTGTAGTGGTCTGACAGGGCCAGGAAGTAGTCGACGCTCATGGGACCATCTCCATGAGCCAGCGCCGGGCGTCCGTTTCGTTCTTAACGTAGCCCAGCGCGCCCAGGACGGTCACGCAGCGCCATGCGCGGGCGTGAGTGCGCTTGTAGCGGACGGCGGCGTAGTGACCTAACAAGCGCCCGTAGTAGGTCACGGTGCGCGTCGCGTCGGCGTGGGTTGTGGTGGTCAGCATCTCAGCCCCTCCGGTTCTGTTGCCGCACAGCGGCGAGGATCTTGCGTCCATCGCTCTCCCACACGCCGGACGCGCACGGGCACGGGTGCGAGGGCAGCTCGCGCGCCAGTTCGCGAGTTTGCAGGGCGCGGATGGCGGCCATGACGGCTTGGCCGTACGCGCGGCGGTCGGGATCGGGCGCGCGCCTGTAACGGTCCAGCCCGGCGAGGGTCGGATAGGGTTTCGTTTTCTGATCGGCGTGGGGGTCGGCGATGGTCGTTTTGCGTTTTGCCATTGTCAGACCTCAATATTTATATGAACGCCAAGGCGATGAGCGCGCCCACGATTAGGAACGATATTAGGGTTAGGATCAGTTCGAGCACGGCTAGCATTGGACAGGTTCCGTTGCGGGAGGGGCGGGGGGCGACGCGCAGGGTTGCGCGCCGTGGGGGCGATGGGGCGTATGGGCGTCACGCGCATGAAGCGGCTTGCTTCCATTCGCGGGGCGTGGGGTTGCGTTCCCATGAGGCCTTAGCGTGGTCGTCTAGTTGCGCCCACGACCGGCGGGGCGTGCCGCCGTCATAGTAAGGGTGACGGCGGATGTCTTCATGGTATGCCCATTCGCCCGGCGTGATGACGCCAAGGGCGAGATCCAAGGCATCCCATGCGGCTTGTTTGGTGGACCATACGCCGTCAGTTTTGCGAATCAGATCGCGCCCAATGCGCTCGCGCGCGCTTGTGAGGCAATCAATATACCAGTCACCGGATGAACCTTGATAAACGTAGAAGCCGGGGTTGTTCATGATTCCGTTTCCTTTGTTGTACTGAATTGTTTTACAGTATGGGGCTTACCTTGGCAAGCCCCATGCGGCGAGTCAGCGAACCACGAAGCCGCTTGTGTCGCGCTTGGCTTTATTACCCTTAGGGCTCAGCGCCACGACTACGCCACGGGGGTCCAAGTGACGCAAATCGTGTTCATCGCCGTTAATCGTGGGGAAACCATTCCACATTGCGGGGAACGCATTGGCGAACACTACGGCAACGTTACCGCCGGATTGCAGTATTTGCACGCATTGCGCCTCATTCACTTCCGAATGTGAGAAAGTCAGATGATAATTTGCGGGAAATTTGCCTTGCGCATGGGCAAGCGCGCGCTTGAATGATTTGGTGTAATCCGTAAATTGCACGGTTGGGAAGGTTTCCATCATGGTCGCGCCGCTCTCGTCGCGGATTGCTTCCCATGCGATATCAGTTGAACCATTCGGGCGAATGCAAAGCTTAAGCGCGCCCTTGAGGGCTTGGCGCATTGCGGATTGTATCGCACGCCACATATCGCGCATATACGCCTTGCGCTGTTTCATGAAGCGGCGCGCCTTGGCAATGCGAGACTGGATAACCGAGGGATAATAGACGGCGGCGCCTGAATGCTCGCCAAGGCACAAATTGATGCAACCCGGTGACGCGTTGCCGCAGAGATTGCCTACGCCAGCAAGGCGCGCGGGCGCCATGTAATGGATTCCGTTTAGCCATCCAAACGACTGAGCTTTCGCCGCTTTGGGATTATCGACTGAGAAGATACGGTTTCGCATTGTGTTTGTCCTTCGCGTTCGGCGCTCTTTATTGGCGCTCTGGAATAAGGGCGCCCGTGGGCGCCCGCATTTCAGAGAGTCAAAAGTTCCAAGGCTTGATACCGCGCGCCTTGCAGATGGCGAGAGCTTCACGCTTGCCGCTGACTGCGATGCGCTCGCCAGCTTGGAATTCTGCGCCGTTGCAAGGCTGAGCGCAGATGGTCAGTTCGAAGTTTCCCTTGCCGCGCGCCTTATGAAAGTAAGCTATCATTTGTCCGACTCCGTGTTTGGCGTCTCTGCGCCGTTTCGATGACTAACCCTCGCATATGCCAAACAGTCTGTAAAGCTTTTTCTTGCAGATTAGCGAAAATAGTTTTTAGGCTGTTTTTTGGTCGTCTGTTAGTCGCGTGATTAGGCGCTCGAATTGCGGCGAATTGCCTAGAATTGCGGGTTGTTTGGCTTTTTAGGTTATTGGTAGGATATACGTTTAGAAGATTATAATTTACATATATATACTGTAGAATAGAATTGTAGGCCGTGACTTGACCCGCGACGTTTCCCGTTTTGGCAGCGATTTTTTCCCCGCGCCTAATATGCCTAAAGTGACTAAGTGCCATTGCCGCCCCACGCATCCAGGCGCGTCACCTAGGTTTATTAGGCGTCTTAGGCTATCGCTCGCCCATAGCCTAAGACGCCTAATGCCATAACGCCACTAGGCGCGCACAACGCGCTGACTGACTTGCTTGCTACTAGCCTAAGACGCCTAAGCCCCAGGCTCTATTGCTTTGCTTATGTTGCAGCTTAACCAGCACAATAGCTATTGCCTAGGTCATGTAGTAATTGCTAAGGTCATGTTGTATAGCTGTGCTTGTGTTGCAACATAAACATGACAATTCATGGGGCTATTGTTAAGCTCTAGCAACTTAAGCGCGGCAATTCATGGGAGTATTGCCAAGGTCATGTAGCTATTGCCAAGCTCAAGGGGGGGGGGGGCAGGGCCCTGCGCCGCCCGGTCACGGTCACGGAGGGATTGCAAACAATTTTTTTTAAATATAAAATGTCTTACATGACATGGCACACGCTCCCACACGACACGCGCAAGCTTCAGGCGACTGAGGCGCGGCTTGACGCAATCTATTGGGCGGCGCGTAATGGCCTGAAAGGCGACACGCTGGCGTTGGCTGCTGGGATGCGTCCGTCTGAGTATCGGCAGCTCTGCGAGTTTGATCCGCTGACGGAGATGGCGGAACAGAAAGGGCGCGCTGACGGCGAGATGGAGATCTCTGGCATCTTGCATGATGCGGCGCGGCAGGGCGACGCCAAGGCGGCGTTGGAGATCTTGAAGCACGCGCATGGGTGGACGGCCAAGACGGCGTTGGACATCAACATCGACCAGACCATCTCGGTTAAGCACGCCTTGGAGATGGCCCAGCAGCGAGTGCTGGAGGGGGCGTTTACTGTCGTGGAACAGCTAGAGGACACAGACCGTGCAAACACCAATCTATTCGGCT